ATTTACAGAATATCTCGCGCACCAGAAAGACGTATTTTCTATATCGACGTTGGTAATCTTCCAAAGCAAAAAGCTGAACAATATCTGCGTGAACTTATGAACCGATATAGAAATAAGTTGGTTTATAATCAAACAACTGGCGAAGTTCGAGATGACAGAAACCATCTCCACATGTTAGAGGACTTCTGGCTTCCTCGTAGAGAGGGTGGAAGAGGCACTGAAATTAGTACTCTTTCTGGTGGTCAAAATCTTGGGCAAATGGAAGATGTTGATTACTTACAGAGAAAACTTTATAGAGCATTAAATGTTCCATTGTCACGACTTGAAACACAAAATGGTTTCAACATGGGTAGGTCTGCAGAGATCACTCGTGATGAAGTAAAGTTTTATAAATTTATTCAGAGATTAAGAAACAGATTTTCTGGTCTTCTTACTGACATGTTAAAGAAACAACTTTTGTTGAAAGGTGTTATATCAGAAGTAGATTGGGAAGATCTAAACGATACCATTACCTTTACCTTTAATGAAGATTCATATTTTTCAGAGTTAAGAGAAACTGAAATATTAAAAGAAAGATTGCAATTACTGGGAATGGTAGATCCATTAGTAGGTAAATATTTCTCAACTGAATATGTAAAGAAAAATATATTACAGCAGTCAGATGATGAAATAGCACAAATAAAAGCTCAAAATGACGCGGAGCAAAGAGAAGCCGAAATGAAGGCAGCTCAAATGGCTCCGCCTCCAGGACCCCCTATGCCGGGTGCGGCTCCGCCACCTGCCCCGCCCGCATAAAAGTAAAAAAGATATACATATTTAATACTAACCCATAACATGAGGATAGATATGAGCACACATAAAATAATCAGAGAACTATTAGACGAAAATCTAATCGGCGCAAAGAAAGAAATCGAAGATGTTCTTTACATCAAATTAGGTGAACATTTAGACGAAATGTATGCCGAAGTTGCCCCAGAACTTCTTGGAGAAGCCAAAAAGAAGCACAAGAAGCACAAGAAGGGTAAGAAGCACAATACGGGTAAGAAGCAGAATGAGGACGAAAAGCCTGATTTTCTTGATGCAGATGGAGATGGTGATGAGGATGAATCATGGAAAGACGCCGAAGAAGATAAAAAAAAGAAAAAGAGCAAAATTAAAGAAGCCATCGAACGTGCAATGAGTGAGCAGGCTGATACAACTCCAGCAGGCAAATCACTGCAACCAGGTGGAATGAAAGATGAACCCGGCGATATCTCAACCAAGACAGATAAAAAAGCAGAAAAGGGTGCATCAAAGGCAGCTAATTCAGGAATCGGAGCATACTGATGAAACTTATCACAGAAATGAATGAAGATGTCGAGCTTATTGTTGAGGCTTCAACAGAAGGAAAGAAAAACTATTTCATTTCTGGCATCTTTATGCAAGCAGAACAGAAAAATAGAAATGGAAGAATCTATCCGATGGACGTATTAGGTCCAAAAGTAAATTCTTATGTTTCTGATTTTGTTGATAAGAACCGAGCGTTCGGTGAATTAAATCACCCACAGGGTCCTACGGTAAATTTAGATCGTGTGTCTCATATTATTAAAGACCTTCATTGCGAAGGTAAAAACTTTAATGGTAAAGCTAAAATTATGGATACTCCTATGGGTAAAATTGTTCAGAATCTTATGGATGAAGGTGCAAAGTTAGGCGTATCTACCCGTGGTATGGGTTCTTTGAAAACAATGAATGGCGTTAACATGGTTCAACCAGATTTTATGTTAGCCGCTGTTGATATCGTTGCAGATCCATCTGCTCCAGATGCTTTTGTAGACGGCATAATGGAAGGCAAAGAGTGGATATGGGATAATGGTATTCTTAAAGAAAAAACTATAGCAGAATACCATACCCAAATTAAAAATACTTCTGCTAGACAAATGCAAAACAAGTTTACACGATTATTTGAAGATTTCTTACGAAAAATATGACAGAGTATACACAGTAGAAAACCGTTTTTTATAAATATTCCAGAAAGGCATCAAGGAGCTTATTGATGAGTAACAAATCAAACCATCTCAATGAAGAAATTGGCGAAGCCATTAAAGAAGGTCTTCGTACATTTAAAGAGTCAACTGCTGCTGCAAAAACAGTAGACCCATCCGGTTATGATGATCCTGCATTATACCAGGATACAAGCGGAAGGGGTGTTCAGTTAGGAACATTAGAAACTCCGCATGACGCAGCACAAAACATGGCTACAATTCAAGCCAAGCCATCAGACGCTACTGGTGCCGCCGCTGCCCCATCAAAGAAGAAGAAGAAGGGCAAAGAAGAGCAAATGCAGGAAGAACTTTCTACTGCAGACTATCTTAACCAGCTCTTTGACGGAGAAGATCTTTCCGAAGATTTCATGGAAAAAATCGCAACAATCTTTGAAGCTGCTTTAACTGATAGAATTTCTTTCATTGAAGCTTCTATGCAAGAATCTTTCAACAATGCCCTAAATGAGCAAGTTGAAACTCTTTCCGAAGAACTCTCAGAAAAGCTCGATGAGTTCCTTTCATATGTTGTTGAGGAGTGGACCAGAGACAATGAAGTTGCTATAGAAAGAGGAATCAAGGCTGATATTGCTGAATCTTTCCTTACTGGTCTTAAAGAACTCTTTGAATCACATTACATTGAAATGCCTGATGAGAAGGTAAAGGTTGTAGAAGAACTCTATGACATCAAGGAAAGCCTTGAAGCACAACTCAATGAGCAATTAGAAAGAAATATTGAACTTTCTCGTGCTCTAGATCAAACTACAGCACAATCAGTTTTTGTTTCAATGTGCGAAGGTTTAACTGATACCGAAATTGAAAGATTCGGTAATCTTGCAGAAACGGTTGTATATGAAGATTATGATCAATATACAAGAAAATTAGGAATAATCAGAGAATCTTTTGTTGGAAGATCACCTCAAATGATCGAAGAAGATAGTGATTATTCAGTTCAAGACTTAAATGAAAATGTTTCACATAACGCAGGAACAGATCCTATTATGGAAGCATACACTAAAGCAATTGGTTTTCAGAACAGAAACAAGAAATAATTTCTAAGGAGAAAAAAAGAAATGTTTACACATAGAGAAGACAACACACCATACGATCAATTAGTCGAGAAGTGGAATCCACTTCTTGAGCATGATTCACTCGATTCAATCGGTGATTACCACAAGAAGAGAGTTACCGCTGTTCTTTTAGAGAACCAGCAGAATGCTCTTCGTGAGCAATTCCTTGCAGAACAACCAGCCAACAACATGGGTGGTAATTTCCAAAACCCACAAGTTGGTAATCAAGGTAACTTTGCTGGTTATGATCCAATTCTAATCAGCCTAGTTCGCCGTGCTATGCCAAACTTAATGGCATATGATCTCTGCGGCGTTCAACCAATGACCGCCCCAACTGGACTCATCTTCGCTCTTAGAAGCCGTTACGGTGGTGGTACAGCTGGTGCTGAAGCTCTCTTCCAAGAAGCTAACCCATTCGCTGGTGTTACTGAATCATCTGCACCTTCAGCAGGTCTTTCTGCTGCTCCATTTACTTCCGGTGGAACCAGAGAAACCGCTGCAAATCTTGTACAAGATTTCCGTGGTATGTCAACTACCACTGCTGAAGCTCTTGGTTCAGGTGGTGGTGCTAAGGATTTCGCTGACATGGGCTTCTCAATCGAGAGAATCGCAGTTGAAGCAAAGACCAAGGCTCTCAAGGCTGAATACAGCACAGAGCTTGCTCAAGATCTCAAGGCTGTTCACGGACTTGATGCAGAAACTGAACTCGCTAACATTCTTTCTACTGAGATCCTTAGCGAAATCAACCGCGAAGTCATTCGTACTCTCTATACAAACGCTAAACTTGGTGCCAAGCAAGGCGATATTGCAACTGGTGGTATCTACGACCTTTATGCTGACTCAGACGGTCGTTGGTCTGCAGAACGCTTCAGAGGTCTGATGTTCCAAATCGAGCGTGAAGCCAACCAGATTGCCAAGGAAACTCGTCGTGGAAAGGGTAACTTCATCCTTTGCACTGCTGATGTTGCATCTGCCCTCGCAATGGGTGGATTCCTCAACATCTCACCAGCACTCAATGTCTCACTCGACGTTGACGACACTGGTAACACCTTTGTCGGTACTCTCAACGGTAAGTTCAAGGTCTACGTTGACCCATACGCTTCCGGTTCAGAAGGTGCTGGACACGCATACGGCGACTACTGTGTCGTTGGATACCGTGGTGCCAACCCATATGATGCTGGATTCTTCTACTGCCCATACGTTCCACTACAAATGGTCAGAGCTGTTGATGCAAGCACCTTCCAGCCAAAGATCGGATTCAAGACTCGTTACGGTATGGTTGCCAACCCATTTGCCGAGAACACAAATCTTGATACACTTGGTGGAAACCAATACTACCGTATCTTCGCAGTCAAGAACCTTCACGGTTTCGCTGCTGGCGGTACTACCTGATAATCCTAAATTGGATAAAGAAGGAGCACTCTTCGGAGTGCTCCTTTTTTTATTATACATAGTAATATGATACACAGACATGTCGGCGACTATCCATCAACATCAAATCTACTAACAGGGAATCAGTTTAAATTCAATGTTAGTAGAATACCTATTCTATCTGAGTATGTTACAGGAGTTAATATACCTTCTATAGAATTTGTTAGTGCGGATCTACAGACTGCGTTTGGTGTGAATATTCCAACTGCAACGGGTAAATATATCTTTGAAGATTTAACTGTATCGTTTCTGATTGATGAAAAATTAGAAAGTTGGAGAGAAATATATGAATGGCTAATTCGTCTAGGACCAATAAACGAAAAAACCGAAGCAATTATGTACAATAATTGCAACGATTCTACTACTGTAGGCGAATTATTAATAACTAATAGTGCGTACAAACCAAGTTGGAAATTTAAATTTTTTAATATGTTCCCTATATCATTAACAGGGTTTTCCTTCACCACAACAGCATCAGATAGCATTCAGTTATCTTCTTCTGTTACATTTAGATATTCGTATTACGAATTGGAAGGAATAACCGGCGCATAATGGAGTGACTATGAATATTGAGAATCTTCGTGAGATGGTAAAAAAAGATTTAATTATATCTGAAACAAATCTAAATGGCGAATCACTGAGAACACCTCAGTTACATAATAAATATCTTGTTTTATTAGAAAACTCAAAACTAGAGTTAGAAAAAATACAGTTTCAAGAAAATATATTGAAAAAATATAAATGGTTATATTATGCAGGCAAGATAGGCGAAGAAGATCTTGCTCGATATAAATGGGAGCCATTTGAATATAATGTATTAAAAACAGATATACCAATGTTTTTAGATGCTGATGAAGATATGCAAAAAATTAGAGCGAAGATTTCATTGCAAAAATCTGTTGTTTCTTATCTAGAAGAAGTAGTAAAAATGATGAACGGGAGACAATGGAATATAAAATCTGCAATTGAGTGGATTAAATTTACACAAGGAATTTGATGGATATAATCATTCGGCAAAAAGATGCAGTTAATTTG